CACGCCGCCATATCACTTGTGCGTCTTGTCGATCCACATGCGGCGCAGTGCGGATCAAATGACGTTCCCAAGCAGGGCGCCTCGCCGGATCAGCGACCGCTGCAATAGCATAGAGCGCATCTCGCTGATACATGGGATCAGTATCGGCTGCGCCATGCGGATAATCCCGCTGAACAAAAACGCTGTAGTGTGCCGGCGGTCCTTCGGGCTGATAGCTGCCTAGCCCCAGTGTCCCCGGACTCCATGTTGACTGATATAGGGCCACGTTGTCCGTTAAAGCATAGCGACCACACCACACTGATGGTTGCAGTGTGATGACATGCGTGCGGATCGAATTGTTTCTCAACGCCGCTGCCACAGCAATGGCTCCGTTTCCGCCGCAGCTATAGCCGCCGATCACGAATGACCGATGCGGATCATTATGATGCGCTGCAACTATCTGATCGTAAGCACGCTGCGTGAAACGATAGTCCATGGTGCTGACGCGGTTCACGCCACTTAGCGTGCGAGCGCGCCGCGCGATCGTATCGATACCGGATGACCAGCCGTTCGGACCCCAGCCGTACATCAAGATCACATCAGTGGCGGCTTGGGTAGGGGTGACGCACAGCAATGGAACTAACAAAGCTAGCGCGCGTTTAAGCGACATGATCGACATGTTGATCGGACTCCTGATCGCATTGGTCGTGGTCGGCCTCATCTACTGGGCCGTGACAGCTATTCTCTCCGTCGTCCCACTCCCCGAGCCGATCCGGACCGTCATCAATGTCGTCCTGATCGTGATCCTAGTCCTGATCGTGATCTACGCTTTGCTTCCTTTGCTTCACGCTATCCCCACGCATCTGGGACGGTAACCCAACATCCGGCCCTTGTCGCCTTAACCTTTCGACCATCCCAAACAACACCTCTGCCGGCATTGGTGCGCCATAACGGCCGCGACCAAAGAACTGGTCCGCATCGATCTGGATCGAGCGGCGCCGACCGCGACGGCCGTGTCCCTTAGACCAATACGCAACCACCTCGATCATAGTCGGCCAATCTTCGGCCGGTTCATGCACGATGCAGCGGGAGAGGTCGCCTTGATTAGTGGTCACTGATCTTCTCCCCAAATCTTTTGAGCTTCTTTAAGCGCACCAAATGTTTCTGGAATGCCAGTCAATGTTCTGCCAAGCGATCCGTCTTTGCGGATTCTGGTTGCTTTAGTTGACTGCCACAACGGCATATCCTTTTTAGCCGAATCATAAGTGACGCGATATGGATTGCCGTTCCACACAACATCAGCCGTCTTAACACTTGACATTGGTCCCACTCCTGGTTGCCGCCCACTTAACCCCGGTGCAACTCCAATCTGTAGGACCGGGTGCTGTGTAATCGGCGGTCCGATTGGATCACCACTTGGCGGCTCATCCTCTACGCCACCACCACCTTGCCGCTTTAGTACATTCGTCCCTTTAGGGTTCTTAGGGTAGAAAATTTTGCACCAGCCCTGACGCGCAATCTTGCCAGCCACATCCGTGCAGCTATCCGGCGCGCGGAACATAACGCACCTCGCGCACCACTGGTTGCCGTGCGGTCGATACTGATAACGGATTGTTGGATCGGTCTTAGCTTTCTTACCCTTATCCACCGCGCCCCCCGTGGCGAATGGATTGCCGTTCACCGGCACCAGCGAATAGACGCGCCCGCCTATTTGTCTTTCTTGACCGGCTTGTTGTCTGGCTTGGGCGGCTTCGATTGAGGCTTTGAGGCTGGCCTCAAGTTGCCGCCCAGCAGTACGGAGATCGGCTGTGGGATCACGTCCGATGCCTTCCGCAAGCCTTTGTATGTGTGCTTCACCGTTGCTGTCCTTTGTCCAATCGTTAATATGCTTGCTGATCTCGGCTTCACTCAAATGCGTGTCAATGCCTTGGCCGGGTCGGCTAGGCATTTGGCTAATCATACTATCAATCGGGCCACCTTTCGCCAAGGCATTTTCTATTGTCTGCAAAGTCTTAACGCCACCGCGATCGACCAGCACCCGAATGCCTGGATTGCCGTTCGGCGCCTGGATCGGCTGAAAGCCCTGGAATAGAGCTTTCTTGCTACCCTTTAGCGGGTCCGCTTCCATTACCTTCGACCAGAAAGACTGCAATTCCGCTGGGTTATTAAAGGTGTGCGGACCATTGGCTATGAAATCAATAGCAAAGCCTCCAGGCGCCTCAGTGGGCGCCTTAACGCCGGCAGACCACACCTCTGTCTGATGCAGGAGATGACCGAGTGCAGCCGCGGCATTGTCGGCGCCGCCCCTCGTAGCGAAGGTCTGCGCCACTGTGGATGGCATCTGCTGCTTTAACCACGCACCCAGCCCGCTGACGATTCGCCCAGGATCAATGCCGGTGATCTGTGCTGCATGGGTGACGGCCTGCCGGGTAATGTCGGAGGTGATGGCCTGCCGATCGGCTTCCGGCAACGCGGCAAAATCCTTGCCGTATTTCTTATCCCATGGCGAGCCTTTACCGGGCGCTAATTCCATTGCCACGTTGCGGGTGTTGCGGCCGATCGCAGTCTCGACATCTTCGGCGCGCTCGTGCGTCAGTCGGGTCATCCCCATCCAACCGACCGCTTGTATCTCAGCCGGTGTCCAGTTCGATCGCCCCTGCCATTTGATGCTGTTCAAATAGTCAGTGAGATCGTTGCCAAACTTGGAACGGTTTTCGTACTGCGCGCCTTTGATACCGCCGCCACCCCAATCAATCTCAAGCTTGTTGAGGTCATCATTGTTATAGCCTTTGGCGCGAAGCAGATTGATCAGTGTCTGATCGACCAGCCCAGTGTCACGCCCAGTGTGAACATCGACCACGAACGGTCGGCCGCCATCCGGATGGTTAGCCATCCACGATCGAACCGACTTGCCTTCTGCGCTATCGACAAAGTCCGAAATCTTTTCCGCGGCGCCACGCTGAACCGGCTGACCTTGCAACACTGCGCGCGCTGCCTCGGTCGGGTTTGGCATGCCGCCGGCAACCATCTCACCCGGTGGAACACCACGCAGTAGCTGTTCGGATTGCAACAAGACGTTCGACATAGCTGGCGCCGGACCGATGTTCTGTTGCGCTACCAGCCACGCCCGCATGTACTTGTCAGCTTGCGCTGGATCATTCGGTGTGTTCTGCCGGAACCGGCCTTGCAGCGCTTTGTACCACTGCGAGAAAGCCTGTATCTCGGCAGGCGTCATCAATGCTTCCTGGCGATCGACCCAGTCTTGCGGTGTGATTTTGCCAGTGACGAAGTCTGGCAGTTGTTTCTCGCCCGCCTCGATCTGTTCCTGCGTCAGTTGCGGCGCGCGTATCACAGTGCGATCGTTCTTCGGTCCGCCCGGTAATGGATTGCCAGTCGTTTGCGCCTTATCATCACGCTTCAGATTCATTCTCAATCGATCGCTAGATTCATCGATCGGATATTGCAGTCCTTTGTTGGCATTGGCATCGACTACCGGCTTGGCTTGTTGCCATGGCGTCTTGGCTGACAAGGTCGGCAGCAAGCCATAGCTCATTGGTCGCATCATCGCCCCGGCTAATGGCGGGACACTCACCTCAGTGGGGTTGTCAGGGCTTAACGGCGCCATCTGCAACACATGACCGATATGCGGTCCAGGCTGCGGCCCCATCGGTATTCCCGGTGAACCGACTTGTTCTTCGCTTGAGGTGCCGACCAGCGGAACAACTCGACCAGCATCTTGCCTGTGCTGTATCCGGAACCACGATCCCGATTTCTTGCCTGGAAGATAGAATTGGCCGTCACGAGGATTCCGCCGGCCGCCGATCGAGCGCGGATCGAAAGCTCGCCCGCCGGCCGCGCGCGTGGTTACCGCACCACCACGCCATCGCGTTCCAGGCTGCGATTCAAGAAAGTATCGCGCGACTGCATCGCGTTCCGGACCTTGCAGATTGAATATTTTAGTCGCCTCTCCGCGCAATCTTTCAGCGGCAGCTTCTTTCGCGGCGATACCGTGCTTTTCTACTGCACCTAACAGGTGTTCGCCGGCCAACTTAACTCCAGCCGAAACCGGATCTGTAGCAAAATGACCAAGTGCAACGCCATACTTCAAAAGTTTCTTGGGGTCCAACATACTAGATTGAGGACCGAATATGTCTCTAGCAACTTGGCCAGCGGAAGTTGGCGAGCCGCCATAAAGCTTAGTCGGCGCCCCAAGCAACCCGTGTTCCTGATCCATCTTGTTGAATAACTGATCCGCACGCGCATCGTCATTCAAAAACCATCTTATCTTTTTCTGATTATTAGCCCCGCGCATTTGATTAATGACGGCTCGATCCTGCGGCCCAGCCCTGCCATATCTGTCTTCAAGATCAGCACGCAAACCACGCAACACACCTCGCATTTGTGCTGGCGAATAAGATGACGTGAAGAACGGTAGCTCGTTAGCTTTAACGCTTTCGTTTAACAACCGCGCGCCTAACGCCTCCGCGGCTTTGATCTGCGCGGGGCCAGCGTATGCGTCGCGGCCCATGCGCCACATCGTGCCGATGTCTGTATTCGGATGATTATCAATGTCAGCAACTAGATCATTCTTCAGTTGCGTCAATGAGCGAGTGCGACGAGTAGCTTCACCAAACTTATTGAACGATTCTTCAATCTGACTATCCAACGCTTGCTTAATCAAATCCCAACTGCGCGCAGTTGGGAATCGCTGCGCACGTTCCAAGCCGGTATCAAATGCTTCATCCCACGGAATGCCTTCTATCCCAGCTAGATCTCGTGCCTCACCGAATGTGTGTGCTGCACGCAACCGTGTCATCAAACCGGCCTCCGACGTGTCCAGCATGGCTGGGGTTGGCGGGACTGGTAGCTGTTCAAATGCGCGATAGATCGGACCAGCAACTTGGTTTTGTTGGATGGTTAATAGCTGACGGTTCTCCGCTAGATTTTCGGCAGGACCAAACGCTTCATCCCACATCGCTTTGACACGTTCTGGTGTCTCAGCTTTACGGGTTTCGACAGAATTGATTGTTTCACTTCTAGCCGCATCTGGATAAGACGAGGCACCTCGCATTCCCAGTTCAGTGCTTGGCGACAATTCACCGAAGAACCCATGCGGTCCCAATTTCTCAGAGCGTTGTTCTAAAGAATACGGCGTGAATTCTTTCTGCAAGAGATCGCGGAAATAATCTAACGTAACAGTGCTAATACCATCAAACGGACCAGCGGCCGCTTGCGCACCAACCCCAGCACGAATCGGTACAGTCGTTTCCGTGCCGGCAGGGACCGTAGGGGCGTCAGGCGGTAGTAATCGTGCGCCCGTTCCAGGCCTCACTTCGCCAACTGGCACACCCGGTGCCATGCTGAAGGGGCCAGGAGGGGGCGGCGGCGGCTCACGAATATCGCGTATTGCACCCGGTATCTTTTTAAGCCCCGGTATCAACATCGGGGCTATCTGCATGCCGGCAGCCTCCTCCGGTGTCTGCGCGGGATACAGAATGCCAAGCCCATGCCGTTGGCCTAGTAAGCCACCCTCAGTCGTCTGCGGGAAGAATGTCTGCTGAGATAGCCCCAAGTCTTTGCCGAACAGTCGAGCTTGCGCCTCGATGTCGCCGACAAATCCCAATCCAGGGACGGTCGCCGGCACGCCTTTGGCCAAGCCCTTGCCAACCTGACCGTACTGCCGCGCTAGCTGGCTGCCAGACGGTGTATACTGCGGACCGTAGCCTACTTCTGGCTGCGCTTGATCAGTGCCGGCCGGTTGTTCTGGTGTACCAGCGAGGGTCGCCGCCCGTTGCGCCGCGCGGTAGCGCTCGTGCGCAGAAAGCGTAGGTTCCGGCACCTCCGGAGGTCGTAATGGTTCAGGCCCAGCCGGTGGCGGCGCTGCGGCTGGTTGCCGATCGCTTGGCAGAACAAAGTCTGCATCACTCGGCAACGTGAAATCAGCCATTACGGTTTGCCTAATATACGATCGGCAGTGCCGGCTCCGTACTTCTTATCAATTGCTGCCTTAGCCGCCGGATTATCAGCATTGTCTTTCAATGCTTGAATATCACGGGCGTCAACTGTTGCTGGAGGTGTTGTCGCAGTCGGGGCTGGCGTCGTCGTCGTAGTGGTAGTCGTCGCACCACCACCCACTCCCTTATTCAATTCGGCCCGATTGTCAGCGGCAGTTAAGCCATCAGATTTACCCATCGTCGCGTCGCGGCCGTTATCCTTCCTGAAGCCGGCCACTGCATTCTGTTCACGCTGTATCTGCACTTGCAGTTGCTTCACTGCGGCTTGGTATGCTTCTGGGTTTTGCGCAGTGTTCAAATATTTCAAAGCAAGATCACGATCGCTTTCGCGCATCTGGCCGGTCGGGTTCATAGCTCTGGCCCAGTGTTCGGCTAGCTGCAAGTTAGCCATACCGAATTTGATCTCTTGCGGGCTACCAGTATTGGTCATAGCCGACTGGATGAAATGGTTCAGCGGCACGAAGCCGGTGCGCCACACATCCTTTGATGCATCTAACGCAGCCGGCACCGCAGCATCAGCCGCACGCAAGATCATCTTCAGGTTAGCTTCGCGTGTCGCCGCAGTCCTGGCTTCAGCACCCAATCCCATACCGCGCGCATGCCATTCTTGTTCTTGGTTCGAAAGATATTCGCTAGCTTCCTGAACCGTCATTCCATTATCAGTTAGTTGCTTCAGTGCTGCGGTTCGAACTCTTTGCTTGTTTAAACTGTCACCATAGCCGAACCCAGAATAAGCACTCTTCATATCGCCCAGACCTAACTGATAGGCGCGCGACTGAACGTCCTGTTCTGGAATTGGATTGATCTTCGCATCAATAATCTTGGTTCCCGGTCCCATTATTTCATGCGTAGTCGCATTCATAAATTGACCCTGACCATTCTGCATGACCGGGTCACCACCTTCGGTAATCTTATTGGGATACGGCTTCCACTGAAGTCTAGTGTTTCGAACGCCAGTATCTGGATCGACTTGCTTGCCAGTGACCAGATCATAAGCAACGCCAGGACGGCGCTTATCAATGCCGATCGGATGACCTTCAGGGGTTTCGTATCCAGTAAGCGGCTGCAATTGTTCTAGCCCTGCACGATAACGTTCAACATCCAACCGCTGACCTTCTATATTAATACGATCCTGTTCTGCCTTTGCTGCTTGATCGAGCTTGCGTGCTTCCATCTCGGCGCTTGCCTGACCACCGAGATAACCAGCCAAACCCTGCGCGCCGCCACCAAAGATGGCGCCGGCTGTAGTCACACCGGGCTGACCGACACGGCTCAGAATACCAAGACCGGCAGCGATCATCGCGCTGCCTGGACTACCCGAATAGTAATCCGGCAGTGCGGTCGGTGGCGTTCGTCGTGATGCTGGTGGAGGTGTCGGCATTTCAGTCGGCGTATATCCACCACCCACACCACCGTCCTCGCCCGGTGCGCCTGCAAAGCCTAATGCCATGCCGGTCCGCGGCCGACCGACCACATTCGCAATGGCAGAAGCAGCATCGCTTCCTGGCGCGTATGACGCAGACATCATCGGTGACGATCCAGACAGATTGCGCCGGATCGTATTTGCCATTGCGGCTGCCTGCGGACTGTCAGCATCCGATAACTGCGCAGCCGATGGCGGACCAGACAATCCAACACGTTGCCAATTCGGCTTACTCGTATCGTTAAAAGCGGCAAGGCCGGCATCAGTAGACTGCGGTGTTAGCTCCTGTGCGATCTCCTGATTCTTCATTATGGCTTCGGCTACCGTATCGGATGGATCGGCAAATTGCGGACTGCCACCCTCCTGATAGCCCTTCTGCGGTGTACCTCGCACAAAGGACGGCATGCCTAAACCGCCGCGCATCGGTAGATTGATACGATTGCGAGCCGGCAATGCGATACCACCGGGATAATTGGCGCGACCACCGGATTGCAGAAGCGCAAGCGCCATCAAGGCATCGCCGCCGGCAAGCAGATCGCCACCAGCCATTGCGCCACCCAAGCCGGCTAGCGCGTCAGTGCCAAGTCCGATGTCACCAATTGCCGGCAACGTGCTGGCAAGATCAAACGAACCACCAAGCAGATCACCACCCATTCCTGCGGTCACGTCGCCAAGCGCACCAACATCGGCGCCACCAAGCACATCCGCACCCGGCAAGCCTGCCACACTGGCCGTCTGATCACCGGCTAGGCCTATGTCACCAATGCCGGGGGTCGCACTCTGCAATGCAGGATCATCCATGCCACCGGGCGCCACCGATCCTTTAGGGCCAACCCCTTTGCCGGCCATCTTTAATGCATTGTTGAGGATGTCCTGGCCGCCCTGTTGCTGTTGCTGCTGTTGTGGCGGCAGGAAGCTTATACGAGGTGGCCCAGCACCGTGCGTAATACCGGAACCGCCGCCACCGTATAGACCACCACCACCACCATACGGACCGCCGTAGGGCGCGGCGAATCCACCTGACAATGTATAGCCGGGGCCGGTCGGCACCCCGCCGCCCTGATAACCCTTGCGCTTAACAGCGTGGTCGGTAGCCTTCTCGTAATCAACTGTCTTGTATCCGCTCGCATCGAGGCCGACCGCTTCCGGATGTTTCTTTTCGACATCCTGCGCCATCAGGCCGATATGTGTGCGAGGATCGCCCTTAAACTTGAATCGATAGATCGGCTGACCGTCCTTTGTCTCACCGACCTTTACCGCATCCTCCTTCAATCGCTCGTCAGAAAATACATTGGTGTTATTAGGGTTCTGAGAGTTGGCATACATGCCGGCGCCGGTAATTCCAAGCCCGAGCGCTGATGCCAGCCAGCTAGGTGCCGGTTGCTGTGTTTGTGCTGTACCCGTGCCGCCCATCTGCGAGCCGACACCAGTGTAGATGCCAGCGAGCCACTGCGCGACCTGATAAGGGAAACCTTGCTGCTGCAAGTACTGCTGATAAGCAAACTGATCCTGCGCCTGTTGTGTCTGCTGTTGCAGTGTACCGGCTTGCGTCAAAGCCTGACCACCAGCAAGCGCAGCACCCTGCTGTCCGGCAGCCAAGCTCGCCATAATCGCAGCCGCTTGTTCTGGATTTTGTTGATATTGTTGTGCGGCTGTTTGTAGTGCTTGATTGTAGCCCTGCGCTTCAAGACCGGAAATCACAGGCGCTTCCGCTGCCGCTTGACCTTGTGCTGTGATGGCTTGGGCTATTGCTGACCGATCACCACCAAGCGCACCTTGCGCAGCGGCATTGCCGATGACTTGTTGCTGCTGTTGCGCATTGAGCGTGTTAAGCCAATTCTCGGTGTTTGATACAACCTGTTGCTGAAACGGATTGTAGTAATTCATTATGTTGCCGGCCGTCAGCGGATTGGAAGCTGCCGCATCTAGCATGCTGGCAAACTCATATCCCGGCTGGGCGAGACTCGCGGAGGTCGCGATCTGTCCGATCCCAGCCAACTGCGTAGGATTGATCGGAGCTACGCCTTGACCGGGGAACGGCACAAACGGCAGACCAGCAACATTTCCCGCTCGACCTAACATCGAGAGATAAGCGCTATAGGCAGCCGGGTTCGGTTGTGTCTGTTGCTGTTGTGTTACGGTCTGGGTGCCTTTACTGCCGCACATATCATCCTCCACCCATCGGGATTGAGGGTGCAGTGGTCATCGTGGCCGATCGCAAAGCCATGATGGTATTGCCGCGCCTGCGACGGTTGTCGCCGCGATCATGGTCGTGCATCCAATTGTGATAATCGACCGGCTCAGTGTCGCGTATCCACTGTCCGCCAACAACAAAGAATGCGCCGGCCGGCGTTCCGAACTGCCGGCTGTACAATCGCACCTTCGCTTCAGTGCGATGATTGCTGACGATGCCAACGATCAGCGGCACACCAATCTTGCGCTGACACTCTTTGGAAAACTCGAGTAGCTCGTCAGCGTATCCGGACTTGCGATAACCGGGCCGCACAAAGTTGAACAGCTCTTCGAGGTGTGTCTGCGTCGTATACCAGTAGTGACTAAGCAACATGTAAATCGCACCAGCGATTTCACTGTCACCATCGATCACCCCAATAACACTTCCTTTACGATCGAAAGCACGGTACAGCATCTCGCGTACCAAACTTTCATCCATCGAGAACAAACCATTGTCTTGATGCAGCGCATGGCACAAGTCCATTAGCTGTTGTTCATCGTGGCGTGTGGCGTATCGAACTGTCATGTCTTTGCCGGTGGCGGGAGGTTAGCGATTGTCTTGGCGTATTTCTTGTGGGTCATCTTCACCCACTCATCGAGAATGCGGTGACCGCGATTGAGATCTCCATTGCCAACACGCATGACTTGCTGCGGTGACAGAACATATTCGCCGCCGGCCGCCATGATCGGCACAGGCCTGCCGGTCATACTGTGGCGCGATCCGCCAGTGGACGACAGATCAGAATCATAATCCGAAACATCCAACCCACTGGTTCTCGGCGTCATCTGAATCGGCTGCGGCGGATGTTCAGGCAATCCGTATTCCTTGCGTCGAGCCGGCGACATCTCCATGAACATCTCGCCGAGAGATCGATCGCTTGGTGTCGGCCGCGGTTCTAATCCCCATCGACCCGGTCCGTAGACCACATCACCGGCTAGTTGGATATTGCCGCCATCATCGACACTGACATCACCCGGCATTCCCCCAGCCTGGAAACCACCAACAGGCTTCGGTGGCCGCGCGAATCCGATTTTCGGGGCGCCAGGACCGTGTGCGACCCGGCTGCCACCACCCATGCCATATGGCGCACTGCCGAACATGCGGCCCAAGACTTTCATGCCGCTAAGCGTATTGCCTTGACCTATGGCACTGACGTGCGCGGCCGGCAGAACGTAGCTGCCAGACGGCACATTGATGGCATGGTGATCTGTGCGGCCGGCAACCGTGGACATGATCGGCCCGGTATGCGTCATGTTCCGCATGTCCTGGCGGAAGTCCTGACGCTCTAGATACGCGCCAGCCGATGGCAGCCCGCCGCCGGCCTGCTTGGCCGCTACGGTGCCAGGACCGCCGGCTGGAACACCACCGACCGCACCCCAGTTACCGGGCCAGTAAGTCGGCGGAGGTGTGCGCGGCTGTTGCTGTTGTCGATCGTCATCGTCATCTCGACCCCTGCCTTCCCTACCCCTGTCTTGGTCATCTTGCTGAGGATGCGGGACTAAGTTCATCAGGCTTTGCCACGCAGGCGAACCGACCCCGCCAGATATTGCCGAGCTTAGTTGCTGCTGAAAATTGGCAGGCAATCCAGTAGCACCTTGCATCCAAGTCGGCAGTTGATTCGATTGCTGCTGTCCCGGCTGAGCCTCACGATTACCGTAACTCGAGCCGCCTGTCGCATCGGGATGCAAACCAGCAGTGTTCGGCAATTGCGGTGACTGACCCATGCCAAGACCTTGGCCCGCCCCCATCGAACCAAAACCGCCGCCCATTGGCGGCCCCATCGTTGTAGCGGGCGAAGCGGGCTGCATCGCAGGCGTGACGGGCGAGGAGCTAAACATATTCGGGGCGAACGCATTATTCTGACCGAACATGTTAGGCGCGCCACCGAACTGATAACCTTTGCGCTTCTCCGACAGCATAATCGCAATCGCCTGCTTACGATTTTTGACGATCGGACCCTTCTTGCTGCCGCTATGCAGCTTGCCGTGCTTGAATTCGTGCATCACTTGAGAGGCTGGCATGACATTCACTCACTGATCACTGTGTGTACGGGTCAAACTCGATGACCCACTGAATATCTTGAGCCACCGCTGCGCCGTTAGAAGTCACGATAGAAAAGTTCCATTGATCATCTTGCGACGATGTCACTGTATGCGACGTGTCATTGCAACTATTAGAAGCGTTGCCAGAAATCGTACAGGTTATTCCGGTATTGGCTGAATTCTTGCGGAATGTCACTGTGTAGGTCTGAGCGGCGCCGGGGGCACCGTTGCCAGTAAACACCCGCATCCCTTTAAACAATCCGGCAAGTGGTGTGCGGTTGTAAACAAAAACATCGCCTGACGTTTGAATATCGTTCAAGAACCAGCACGTTGTATTGGTCGCGCAAGTTGCCGAGTGGACACTATGACCAACATAATAATGCGCTCTGCAATAGATGGTTGTAGTTGAATTGTCAGTTATGGTGGACAGACCGCTAACAGACACAAAATAATTATTGCAACCAATATGAGTATTACTTGCGTTACCTCCAATCAGAATTGCAGTGTAGCCGACAAACGTTGCGATACGATTGCCATCGACAACAATACCGCTGGTAGGACTGCCGCCTAGATAGATCGGCACTGGATGGTTAGTGCTGCCGCCTAATACCGTGATCTCGTTATTGGTTACGGTGCCTCCAGCCAAAGCACAGACATTGGCATCAAGGCTTACATTGGAGACACTGATGGAGTTGTTATTGTTCTCAAGCTCATTGCCGCTGATATCGAATGTTGCCGAACACTCGACATAAATGCAGCGTTGATCAATACCGCAGTTGTTACCGACATACTGAAAATTGCCAGCATTAGTAATTAGGTTGACCTGTGCGCCGGGATTGACGCTGGTGTTCGATCCGATATGGGTGATGACATTGTGTTCCATCCGGATGCTGTCGCCGGACGATTCGAAATCGGCGCCAGCACCAATAAGATTTTCAAAAATATTACCATAAGCAAAGCCACCGTTAGTATTGCCAGTATTGTTGTTAGCTTGGATTGACCAGCCGCCGCCGCTATTAGGTGTACCAAAATAGTTTCGGCTTATCTGCGGACGAAGAAACAGATTGCCAACGGTTGTTGTATCAAAGAACAGTGCGTTGCCACCGTCGTAAGTCCCTGTTGAAGGATTAGCGATCATGATGCCATCTACGATCGTGCGTTGCGCACCACCGCTAGTACCAACAAAATAAATCATGTTTACGCTGGTACTGGTCCCAGACTTTGGAAACAGAATTGAATAACCGGGAAACCCGACAATGACGATTGGCGATGTGAATTTCAGAGACCAGTTATTGCTAGCATTCTGCGAGATGATGCAGCCGCCGGTAGATGGCGGAATAAATAATGCCAGACCAGCCGCGATAGCGGCGTTACCAGCGTTCTGGATTGCAACTGTGTCATCAGTCACACCATCGCAGGCAGCATTATACGGGGGGTTCTTCGGGTTAATATAGCCGCCCGAAGCCAAGATGGTCTGGATCGCGCAAGTATTTACCCAATTCGTATTGGCGATCTGCTGTGTGTTATTCGGACACGGCGGATTAGGGACGAACAGGTTTTGCGCCTTCGCCGGATGGCCCAACGTCAGGAATAGGAACAACGCCGCTACCACCACTTTCCACATCAGACGTACTCCAGCACTAATAGCTTGTTGGTTGTTCCACTCCCCGCTATCGCAAACCAAGCTGCGTTCGATCCGCTGTTCGCATCAATAACCCAGTTCATTCCTGGCACCAAGGCGATGCCTTGCGGAACTCCAGCACCGGCAAAAGTTGTATTGGTCGTCAGCCACATCGTCGTGTTCCCCATCGGATCACAACTATGAAACGATATGGCGCGTCGATTGGCGTTAAACGCCACGACCTGAAACGGTTGAGTTCCAAAAGCCGCGCTAGCGATTGAATTAAAGTAGCTCGCGACTGGCGAGGTCGTAAACGATTGCGAGGTACGACCGGGTGAGCCGAATGCGATCGTCAGGTTCGACAAGTTCTGTGTCGCGCCTTTGATGGCAGTCAGGATGTCATCTAATGAGGCTGGCATTAGCGTCGTCCCGACTGCGCGAACCGATAGCGGATGCGGCCGAGCCTCCAGAACGAACCGCTATCGTTAGACGTAACGGTGATTGACATTTGCCGACCGCGCATCCGCGGTGTGATAAATTCCTGTCCCTGAGTTACGGTGAACGGACCAAAGGTTCGTGGCGCATCGCCTGGATAATCCACAATGTTAAAAGTCAACTGAACGTTGGCGGTCTTCGGTCCGGAATATGTTCCCCAAATCATATCCGGCACAACAAAATCTACGAAAGCAAAGTCTTCACCATCTTGGATCATAAAGTATGAAGTCGTGAATGACGACGTCATCGCCGAACCACCAGCATTGTTGCCGGTTTCTTGCACCCATAGATTACCGTTAAGATCGGCAGATATCGGATTGCCTAGCACGCTTTGATCGATCCAGGCGGACCGGCTAATCGTGCCATAATCCCAAGGCTCGCCTTGTTCAGTCACATTGAATTTGACATAGCTGTCGCATTCACCAGACGACGCGGCAGACGGAAATAACCAACCCACCTCATTAAAAGGCGTGTTTGGCATGGCGCGAATATTAGCAACGTGCGCCGTATTCATATTTTGAAATACAAAGTCCCAGACCGGACACGGAATGACTTCGACACCATTGCCGGTAAGACGAAAGAAATTGCTTGGCCCCATCCAATAGACCACACCTCGTAACAGCATTGTAGCATGCTGTGCGATCAAGCCAGCTCCTGCACCGATCTTGGAGAAACCGTAAACCAACGGGAAGCCAAGATAATTCATGGCCCAACAATCGATGTCAGTCCAAATGATATTCTGTGACGCCACCGACATGCCGCCACGGCAAGTGCTGCCAGATGGGATCACAAATGATCCGGCTTGATTGGTCGAAGACGCGCCGAATGTGGTGTAGTCACCAACATTCGACCACGCCACTTGCAACGGATTTTGTATCACCCCAAAGGCACTTCCAGTTTGGTTCGGCGATCCAGACGAAGCCCAGCAGATCAAAACTTGCTGCGCATTTGAAACGAAAATGCCACCGTTTTTTGCTGGTGCCGTGCCAACCGGATTAGCCGTCAAGGTTTCATTGCCGGCAAACCATTGGAATATCGGGCCGTTGCTTGGACACGCAAGTAATATCTCTCCCCAATTCGCCAGTGACCAATCAGCCGCTGACAGTTTGGTCCCAGTCATTTCATTGCCTGGAGAAACACCAACCGCAAGATAGTATGTTAAAGAAACGTTGCCGCTGTTCATTGAAAAAGTGCCTGAACCAGTGGCAATTTGGCTGGCTAAAATATAAAAGCTGCTTCCTGTAGTGGGTGTTTGGACTACATAAGCTCCAGAAATTGTCACACCGTTAGCAGTAGTCGGAATATCAAAATTGATAACACTCCCTTGTTGTAAATGAGCCGCACCAACCAGAACACGACTGACCTGAACATAGGCACTCCCCGCAAGCGTAGTAAACTGGGGTAGAAAAGTAGCTGCACTCCCATTGCCAAGACCTTGCGGTATGCTTAAACCCACCGAAAATGCTGTCGTCCCGGCTCCAGGCACTTGAACGCCGGACGTAAAAAATCCACTGAAGTACTCATTCAACACCGCAGTCTGAAGACCGACTGGCGTGTTAAAATAGATCGCATCGATATTCGGAGTAATCGAACTGACAATACTGGGACCAGCCGCCGTATAGCTGGGCTTAATAGCTGAATCTAAAAATTGAACTGTTTGGCCACCAATCTCCCAATTAATGATAAACGTAGACGTTGCAATTGACGACGATGTGAAAACTTGCGGCGTGATATCAATGATCGTCGTACCATTCGGAATGATTGCTAACTGTGATGGCGTGCCGACTGCTAACCAAGTGCTACCGTTCAGGTCTTCCCAAGCATGCAACGCTCGCGGAACACCGAGTGTCGTCGTGCTAAGATACGACGACCAGCCACCGAACTTCTGGATCAATCCGTCGCGGTAACGGATGAGCTGCGACGACGACACGCCTGCTTCGTTCAGCGTTGGCGTGCGCTCGACGTTAACTCCAGGGATCAGTCTAACCGAACCCCACGGCATTTATGTCCTCGGTGGCGTTACAATCGGTGAAGGTTGCTTGCTTGACCACCCCTCGGCATAGAATTTCTTGCGGTTCTCCTCGACTAATGCAGATTTCAGCAAGGTCTGATAATTCGTTTCCCATTGCTGCGCTTGCTGACTGACGAGCGGGCTGGCCGTTTGACTTTGCAAAGCAAATGACATCGCCGCGGCTGTAAACATGTCGGAAAAATATGTGGTCAATAGCGTAGTGATATTGGACGATCCGAGTGGCGCCGGTCGAACCGTGCCGTAAGCAAGCATGCCGTAGTCCTGATCCGGAGTGGGCGAGACAGTCACGCTGAACTGATCTCTCATCGCAAAGTATTGCGGGATCGCGTTGGGCTGGCTTCCCGTGGCATACAAATACGCAAGAGAAACAGGTAAAAGATTAACAGTGGTTCCAGTGGTGTAAGCAATAAGCTGATCAAGTACGACCATCGTGCCGGAACCTGAAGGTAAAGCCTGCAAACTATTACCGGCAGTAAAGGTCCCACTAATATCGGCAACAACGGTGGCAAGCAGATCGAGATCGCGATAGCAACGGTTCTCGGCAGCATCGATCGCTGCCGGAATAGCAATCGGCAAATTAATATCGGCTTGGATCGTCCCGCCTAGCTCGACAAAGCGCAGAACCAAATCGCTGTACGTCATCATACTGGGCCACCAGCGGCCGGCGTGGCCGTCCTAATTCCGGAATAGGCCATATCGAATTTCTTCCTGACCTCTTCCTTCCCGGCACTCTCCAGCAAGCTTTCGTATTGCTTCTCCCAGCTTTGCGCCATCTGCGGATTGTCGGATTGCTGGCCGAAATTCTGGAGATAACCAGATACGAAGATCATCGAGGCCGCTATGAACAGATCAGGCAGATACTGCGAGAGAAACGTTGTCCCATTGCTGGCGGACAACGGTAGCGGCCGGATAGTGCCGATCACCTCGACGGGATAATTCTGATCCGGCGAAGGACCAACAATGAGCGTGGTCTGATTGAAATGCGCGTAGAGATACAGGACCGATGTGCCTGACGTGGTCTCAAGCGGATAAAGGAAATCGATAGTTCGCAGCGCTGCCGGGATCAGCGAATTGCGCGTGCCTGTCAGCACTGTCGCTGTAAACGGCGTGACCACGTTGACAGCCTGGATCTGAACAAACGTTCCTGCCGAGCTAGGCAGCGCTAACGTCCGGCTATTAGCCGTAAAGGCTCCAGTCTGATCCCTCACTCGGTTTGCGATTAGGTTCAGATCACGAAAGATACGCTGTTCGCCATAGTCAATGGCATTCGGAAGCATGTTTTGGAAATTCACATCAGTCGTCGTCACCACCGCGAGCGCCCCGATCGAATTCACATAAGCGGTATAGTTGTACGGCATTAGCTAAACGTCGCGCCCTTCCACGCCCCGTTGTAAAACCAGAGCTTGTTATTCGCAGTATCGAACACCATTGGTGCGTGACCAGTAGTGCCGTTCGGCAGATTCGGAATTCCGGTCGGTGTTCCGTTACACGGCAGCGTCGTCGTAAAGCTTGCGTCAAAGTTCGTCGCTGAATTCTTGACATAGAGCGTACCAGTGCCACCACCTGTGTTCACATTGCCAGCCGGCACTGAGATACTGCCAAAGGTAGCGGACTTTGGCAGACCAGTAGATGCTTGGAAGATCGCCACCCGATCGGCAGTTGTCGGCACAACCAACGGCAATTGGCTGATGCCTTTGCCGAGAACATCAGTCAGCGGCACATAGCCAGTGACGGCCACGGTCGCATTATTACTGGATGCGATCTCTATGACTTCTTGACCGGACCACGGCAATGCGCCGGGTTGATACGGCGTCATTGCCGGGATAGTGCCGGGAGTTGCAACCATAGCTTACACCGGAGGTACGACAGTGCGCGTACCTTGCAGATTGCTTTCCTCGCGCTGCGTCGTATCCATCTGCGTGCGATCGGTGACCTTATCCATCTCCACGCGCGTGGTCATTTCCTCCATCGCATATGGTTCAGGGCGCGCATTCATGATCGGTTCCGGATCTGGCGGCAGGATCAGCACCCCGAGCTGACGCTGCGGCTCATCCAGCATGTCCGCACAAACCAAGATGTGAAGGTTCTCGATGTGCGTACCGCGCCAGTCGAACTGCCAGCACAGCTTCTCATGGTTCGTGATAAATCCTGATCGATCGCACGTTCCCCACGCTCGAGGATTGCGCGGGTTAGTAACAGTACGTCTAGGGTGAGGTCGCATGATTTACCTCCGGTAATACTGCGCGAGGCCCGGTGCCAGCATGAACCCAACGTTCTCAGTGTCCTGAGCCGCCGCGGCTTCCCATGCCTTATCAGCATCAGCGCTGCGTTGCTGTTCAAGTTGTGGTGCGTAGACGCGACTTAATCGATGCGCCAAGCCGGCAACTAAAGCATCGATCCAGCGATACGGGATATCCGGCGTTTCGCCACCGGCAAGGTTGGCGTCGAACTGCTGTGTGCAGCCGTACCAATCGAAGGTGTAGGTCGAATTCTGATCCGGCACTGGCCAGAACGTAACGGTCGGCGAGATCAGCCGGTCAAACCAGAACACGGTCGGCGGACCGAGAACCTGTTGATTGGAGAAGCTCAGATATTCGGTACGGCTGATCGGCGTTATGTAACGGCGCGATTCATTTGCCAGCCCGAAATTCAGGACGATCGAGGCGTCCAAGATCATAATGAACTGCGGCGGAATGCTGTAGGTAGCAGTGCCTTTGACCAGCGTCGTCTGGGTCCGGATCACCTCCCAGAGGTTCGGCGTCATGTTCGACCACGAACTGAACATGTAGTTCAATTCGCGGCGCGCAGTGAACATATGTTCCTGGCGAATCTCAGGCGCACGGATCTGTATCCGCTCGTAAGCGGATAGAACCAACTCACCGTTACTAGGCGCAAAGTTATAGGTGCCGCTCGAGGCCATCCTTGCCGTTTCCAGTCAGTGGGGGAACTGGCACTTCCTTCTTCGGTCGTCCTTTCTTCTTCGCTGGCGGCAACACCTCTGCCTGTGGTGCCGCCCGCTTGCCGATAAACTTCTCCCAGATATCCCGGTAAGCTGCCTCCACAGCTTCCCGATAACCTTTTACCACAGGCGAGTTCAAAAGTTCACCGCGCAGACTATTACGACAGGCGCGCAGCGTCTTAATATCGTCAGCCAACCGGACGGCAATCTCCACATACTGTTCCTTGGTGTCGGCAATCCACTCGTCGCGCCCCATGGCGTGGAGAACACTGGCCGTATTACGACCAGATGGTTGCCGGCCTCGCAGAGTGATAATCGGCAATCCCATGAAAATCTGTTCTAGCGCTACTACGCCACCACCATGGGGAAACGGATCAAGCTGGAGATCGGCCGCACGATAAGCCTGCATGTGTTCCGGATGGCTAGTGGCAATCAGAAAATGCAGGCGCTTCGGGTCGATGTCCGGCATTGCTTCCGTCACCCGCTTGATCGCATAAGGGCGGCGATAAGCCGAATCCTTCAGCCGCAGGACCGCGT